GTTGTTTGAGCCTAAAGATTTGGTTGGTTACAAAATTCCTTTGGGGCGTGACAACTACGGAAATTTGATTGCTTGGGATTTAGAAAACCATTCAACACCTCATGCTTTGGTTTGTGGCGCAACCGGTAGCGGAAAATCTGTTCTTCTAAACACGGTTATCGAATACTCAAAACTCGCAAAAGTTCGTGTTATCATTTTGGACCCGAAATACGAGTTCACTAAATTCTCAAAAGATGCCGAAATTGTAAATGACATTATCGATATTGAAGAAGTAATGGCGCAAATGGTTGAACACATGAACAATCTTATTAAAGGCGGTAAAAAACAAAGAACCGTAATTATTTTCGATGAGTTTGCTGATGCGGTTTCACAATCACGTTCAGGAAATGAATTGAAAGTTTATGAAGAAGTTCAATTTGGTAGATTTCAAAATGGTATGCCAAAAATGAAACGCGAATGCACAGGTGAAATTAAATCTTTGGAAGAAAACCTTAGAATACTTTTGCAAAAAGGACGTTCAACAGGGTTCAGAATTATGGCAGCAACTCAGCGCGCATCTGTAAAAGTTATTACAGGCGATGCAAAGGTGAATTTTCCTGTTCAAATTTGTTTCAGAGTTCCAAAAGAAGTAGATTCAAAGGTTGTTTTGGATGAATCGGGTGCGGAATCTTTGGCCGGAATGGGTGACGGTTTGATAAATTCACCCGAATACAAAGGATTGGTAAGATTTCAAGCGTACTATAAACCGTAAAAACTATGTACCACAACACAACCCACCTACAAGGCAAAGAACTGCTACACGCAACGAACAAAGCCAACTCGCAAAAGGAAAAGGTATTTGCATTTTTCAAACTAAATCCTGAAAAAGAGTTCACACCAGCAGACGTTCACCAAACTATTTTTGATGAGACAACGCCGATAACTTCTACTAGAAGAAGTATAACCGATTTAACTAAAATTGGACTGCTTAAACAAACAACAACCAAGCGTGAGGGGTTTTACGGGGCTAGTAATTACTGCTGGATGCTTGCTGAATTAGGACAAAATAAAAACGAAAATTTATGAAAACACTAACACTATTATTCGGGATGCTTTTAACAAGCGTGTCGTTTGGACAAGAACCGGATTCAACCAAAACAGAATGCTGCGAGGTTGTAATTAAACAACAAGAAGTAATTTTAGAACTCGATGAAAACTATAAACGCTCAGAAAAAAGACGGTACAACCTTTGGCGAATTGCTTATGCAGAGGGACTGATTATTGTTTTTATGGGTGGGGTTCTGTTGCTTTATTAAAAGAGGTTCGTGTAGAAAAACATTCGGGTGCTCCGTGAATAGCTTGTGTTTAGAAACTCCTGGGTGGTTAAACACTATAAACCATGCAGTAAACGGTAGTTATAATGTTCTGCCAACTTAAAATTAATCAGATGAGAAAATTCAAACCAAAGAAAGTTGAGGTAACCGGATTTAGGATTTTTCCTATGTTTGTCGTTCTAATTTTATTTTTTATATTTGGTTCAATGAATTTGAGCGAGTTAACAAGACGAACAGAATTAGCGGTAACAGAAGTATTACCTTTTATACCGGAACCAAAGCCACTCAACGGCGACTCACCAAAAAAAAGAAGTTTAGAAAATTCAGCCAAATTAAAAAAGCACGTTCGTATTGTCGCTAAAAAATACGGCATCACAGAAAAAAGAATTTTAACTATAATTTTGAGGAAATAATGAAGCGAATAAAATTAGCCATCGTTTCCGGCGTTTGGAAAAGACCCGAAGTTTTTGAAATGTTCGCTCAAGGGATTCACGAACTTGAAAAAATGAAACAACTCGAAATTGTTACAATAATTTCCGGTAGCGAGGGCGAAAAGTCAAAAAAAATGGTTGAAAATCATGGTTTCGACTATGTAGAAATACCAAATCAGCCACTTGCGGTTAAAATGAATGCTCCGGTTTACAGAGCAAAAGATTTGAAAGTTGATTTCGTTCTTTGCCTTGGCTCAGATGACATTATTTCACCTGAATTAATGGAAATTTACATTGATGGAATGCGAAAAAAAGCTGATTTTATCGGTGTTACCGACTTTTATTTTTACGACACGACGACTAAAAAGTCAATTTATTGGGGCGGTTACAAAGAACCTTATCGAAGTGGCTGTACTTGTGGCGCTGGTCGTATTCTCTCAAAAAGACTACTCAATGTTTGGAATTGGAATTTGTGGGAAACGAAACATTCTCATATTTTAGATAACTCGATTGATGAAAAACTACGAACTACAGACCATTCGAGTTATACATTTGCAATGGCTGACTACAACGTATTTGCGCTCGATGTTAAGTCATCGGTAAATATGACCCCATTCAAACTTTGGCCTAATTCTCAGTTTATAAACAATTCGGTGTTGGAAAATAAGTTTCCTTACGTTTTTAATAAGTAGCTATGTGCGGTATTTCGTTGGTTATTAATGGCACTCAGCCCGAAGTTTTAAACATGTTCGGAGCAACACAGCACAGAGGCAACAAGCATTCTTTTAAAAACGTTGGCAACATAAAATCGGCATTTACACAACTTTCAATAACCGATCAAGACGCAAAAGTTCAACCGTATCAAATCGGAAAATATACAATTTGGTTCAACGGGTTTATTTCAAATTACAAAGAACTTGCCGAAAAATACGCTATCAGTTTAAAGACGAATTGCGACACCGAATTATTATCGTATTTCATTGCTAAATTCGATTACACGAAACTCGATGAACTCAACGGATTTTTTGCAATTGCTTCTTATGACGGTGAAGATTTAAAATGCTTTACTGACCGATACGGCATAAAACAACTCTACAAATATCAACGTGGCGAAACAACTTACATTTGCTCAGAGGTTAAAGGAATTTTGGCGGTATGCCCCGATATTGAATTAGATGAAACTGCAGTTGAAGATTGGAAATACTCTTTAGGGGTAATGACACCAAATACAATTTACAAAGGAATAGACCGAGTTGAGTGTTTGCCTTTTATTAAGCCTGAAAAATCATATTTGCCATACGAAAACGCCAAAACTCACCTTGTTAAATTATTGAACCAATCATTTTACCGGAACAAAACCGAATTAAAATCGGGCGTATTTTTATCGGGTGGCGTTGATAGCGGAATTTTGGCAAAGGCAATGAACCCTGATTATTGTTTTTCGATGGATTACCATGATAACGGATTGAGCGAAATTGAAAACATCAAAATAAACTCCACATCAACTCACTATACCATGATTTGCAACGACGAACTGAAACAAAAATACGTTCCGTTATCGCTTATGGCTTTGGACGATTTAAAAGTCGGCAGTTGTTACACTAATTTTGCGCTCACAGAACTCGCTTCAAAATTTTGTACGGTTCTTTATTCGGGTGCTGGTGCTGATGAATTATTTAATGGATATTCGCACCGTTATTCAAAAACAATTCTCGACGTAATTTCAAGAACATCAATAAAACATTTCAATCTAGGCGCTTACAATACGTGGAATTTAACCCACAAAGATTACGATTGGCTTTACCTAAAAGGAATATTGGTTGTAGAAGACCGAATGTCAGGTTTTCACACAATGGAAACACGTTACCCGTTTTTAGACAACGATTTAGTAGATTTTGTTTTATCTTTACCGGACGAATATTTGATTGACAAGAAAATTTTGAAGGATGTTTCAGGACTTGATTCAAGGGTTTTAAACAGTAAGAAAAAAGGATTTTCAAACCCAATTTCTAATGACGAATGGGTTGATATTGCATTAAAAAGTAAAATTGATGAGCGACATTTACGACAACAACAATAGATTCGATAGCTCGAATAAAATTCATTCAACAGCTATAATTCACGATAACGTTGAAATTGGTGTTGACAATACTATTGGCGCTTATTGTGTTATCGGTGGAGATGGTGAAATTAGAGGCGTTGAAAATTTTGAAGGCAAAGTAATAATCGGAAGTGGAAACAAAATTTCTGAACTTGTAACAATTCAACGCCCTTCAAAAGAAGGCCAATCAACCATAATTAAAGATGAAAACATCATAATGGCACACGTTCATATCGGCCACGATGCAATTATCGGTAACGGCTGCGAAATTTCAACAGGAACAGTTATCGGCGGTTACGCAAAAATAAAAGACGGTGCGAAAATTAAACTCAACTGCACAATTAGGAACCGTATAACAGTTGGCGAAAATTCAATCGTTGGGATGGGGTCAAATGTTGTCAATGATATTCCGGCAAATGTTACAGTAAAAGGAAACCCAGCAAAATGAAAAACGAACTAAAATACTTCACAAATTCAAGCGTTCCGATGAACGCCGTTACTATGCCGGTTGCAACTTTTACAACTGATGCAATGGACGTTACTAATTACACTGGAGCTTTTTTGATTCAGGTTGTTAGAACCTTGAGTGATGGAACCGCAACATTTATAGTTGAGGCTTCAAATGATAACACTGTTTGGGGTAAATACATTCCGATAATTGACAGCGGTGGGCGTGGAGAAACTTCTAAAACACAAGACTATTACCCTAAAGCTGTTGCATCGACAATAGCAATAAGCACAACTAAAGAGGCTCACGCTCAAGACCAAATCTGTCTACCAAGATATTTGCGCCTGGCATTTACAATTTCAGGAAGTCCAACGGGTAACATTTCAGCGTCGATACTTTTAAATAAATAACTATATTTGGATTATGAAAGAAGGAAAAATAACAGGTCACAGATATGTACTAACAGACCTAATTACTGATAAAGAATATTTTTACAAAAAAAACTATTTTAGTTTAGCGTTTTTAATTGTGTTTATATTGGGCGTTGTTGTTGGCGCTATTTTATTCTAAAAAAATATGAAAAGACTTAAAAAAATAGGCTCATGGATTGCCAATTTGTTTATTTTACTTTGCCTTACTCCGTGGTTATTCATGCGGATTATAGGCTCAATTTTCGGTAGTTTGGCGGGTGCTTTTATGAACGGATTTAAAAAAGGCGTGGTTGCATTTGAGAAAATCACAGTCAATTTGCACTACCTACAAATCAAAGATAAAGAGGAAAAAATAAAAGTTGAGAAAAAATAATGTTCGACGTAAACAACCCAAAAGTCGTAACCGACAAAATACAGTCACCACGAATTTACAACCGAAAAGAACGAAGAAAAAGTGCCTTTGTGATGGTAAATGAAAGAGGTTGGTTTGGTCGTTGGAATAAACTTCTTAAACAAATCGATTTTGAAAATATCCCACTAGAATTTGCACCGATTTACAAACACGAGACTATTACTTTGATGTTTAAAATTGACGTTGTGAAATCTATAAAAGTGGTGAAAGTTGTTCGAAACAAAGAAGGTAAAAGAGAGTTTTCTATATGATTAACCCGCAAGAAATAGTAAAACAATTCGCGTTGGCTTGTGCGCTTACAATCGCAGGTTTTATAATTTTAATTTCGATGATATGACAGAACACCAACGGTTTGCAGCTAAACGCTGCGTAGCGTAGCGGAGTTGCGATTTAGGTGCTGTTAGTTGCAGTACCGATTTAAGAACGAAAAATTTAATTATATGAAAACATTTGTATTAACAGTATCAAAACAGTTTCCGAAAACTCATATTAGAGCAGGAGAAAGCACACGATTTGTAGAAAAAATTAAAAGGCTTTTTACTAATGAATGTGAAAAAATACACACTATTAGAGCCAATTATGAATTGTGGGATAAACGAGCAAAAGAAATAAACGAAGGTAAGGCAATACTATCAATTAGATATTGGAGCGATAAGCCGTACAACTCAAAGCAAGTTGAAATTTGCAGACTTGAAAAAATTGGAATTGAAAAGTTAGAAGACCCGACAAATTTTGTATTTGCTCCAATAGGAGATAAAGCGGTTAATTGGGAAGAAATAGCAAAGAATGACGGCTTATCGTTTGAAGACTTTTGCGAGTGGTTTAAGGTAAGAAGTAAAAAGCCTATGGCAGTCATTCACTTTACGAGTTTTAGGTATTGCAACTAACATAATATATGTAGTACATCATCCAAAACACCAATAAAAACAAATGTTTATATGAATATTTCTGAACACACAAGGTTTTTCGAGCAGGAAATGAAACGTAGAGGATTCAGCGGTCAGACCATTGAAAATTATTCCAGTTGCCTCAAAAAGTTTTTTGGTCAGTCAACCAAGGATCACCCGAAAAACATTAATGAGACTGAAATTAGGGAATTTCTAGGAACGTTTGACGAACCTAACACACAACGGGCATATCATTCGGCTATTAAAAAGTTCTACTTAATCTGTTTGAATCAAAAAGAGAAGTTTAAGTACATTCCATACGCTAAGAAATCGAACAAACTGCCAATAGTTCTATCAGTTGACGAAATTCAATCAATGTTCAATGTTTGCGAAAACTTGAAACACAAAGTTATTTTGGCTTTGCTCTATTCTGCTGGTTTTAGAGTTTCGGAGTTGATTAATCTGAAATGGTCACACATTGATCGTAGCCGAATGATTATAAACATTCTCCAGGCAAAGGGCAAAAAGGATAGGCAAGTAGGATTGAATGAATCACTTATTCCATTGCTCGAAAAATATTATGAGATTTACAAACCGCAGGAATTTGTTTTGAATGGTCAAAATTCGCTGCAATATTCAGACAGGAGCGTTGGTGAGGTAATTAAACAATTAGCAGAAAAAGCAGGAATTAAAAAGCGAGTTTATACCCATTTGATTCGCCATTGTGTATTTACTCACATGGTCGAAATGGGTACAGATATTAATCTGATTCAAAAATTAGCCGGACATTCAAATGTGAAAACGACTTTGATTTATACTCACATTTCGGATAATTTAATCAGTAAAATTCAGTCACCTTTGTCACAGATTAGAATTTAATTATTATATTTACAACTCAATACGCGACAAATGACAAAAGAACTTACTGACCGCTTGAAATATTGCGCACCCTGTCGCGGGGTCGCCTTTATTTCGGCGGTCTTTTTATTTTAATATGGCAGTCTTTAGAAAAATACACGTTTCATTTTGGTCAGATGCTTTTGTTTCTGAGTTAAACGACAAATCAAAATTGTTTTATTTGTACCTACTCACGAACGAACGAACGACACAATTAGGCGTTTATGAAATCACAAAAAAACAAATGGCTTACGATTTAGGATACAGTATCGATACTGTATCTAAATTAATTTTAGAGCTACAAAATTTAGGAAAAATAAAATTTAACGATTCAACTTCTGAAATCGGAATAAAAAATTGGAACAGGTACAATTTAAACACTAGCGGAAAGGTTGTGACCCTTGTAAACAAAGAGATTGCTAAAATTAAAGACAAAAAATTAATTGATTTTATATACAGTATCGATACTGTATCGATACAATATCCACAAGAAGAAGAAGAAGAAACAAAAGAAATAACAAAAGCAGAAGAAGGAGAAAAAGAAAAAGATTCGCCTCCAGCGGTTATTAATTTAAAACCTGAATTTCAATTTTTAAATATTTTCAACGAATGCAAAAAACGAATAAGGGGAAAATTACATAAGCCTCACGAAATGTTAACTCTTTTGGACCAAAAAAATTTGAAGAAAATTTTGGACGCAAAAAATACTTGGGACGACATTAAGTACGCAATTGAAGCAATGCTTTGTTCCGATTGGCCCAAATCAAAAGGAATGGACAACCCATCACATCTTTTGCGAAATGAAAACTTTTTGAAATACAAACACATTGAAAATTTAAACCAAGTAAAAGATAATGGAAGCGAACCAAATAGAATCGACAAAGCAAGAGCTGAATACGAAAGACAATTCGGCAACGGTAATTTTGGCAATGACACTAACTCAACAGGCGGTTAAAATTAGGCAACTGCCGGCTGATGTTAATTCAGACGAATGGAAGGATTACGCGATAGAAATTTATAATATTTCGCTTTTCCGCTTGGGAATTAGTCAGCCACTTACAAAAGAAGAAAACCACGAATTGAGAAGGTTTTTGAAACTTAAATTCTTTGATATTAACTTACCGGAACTTACAACCGCTTTTGATATGTACTGCGCAAAAGAATTAGAAATTGACTACAAAAAACATGGGCATTACAACAAGATGAGCAACGATTTTGTTGGAATTGTTTTGTCTGCATTCAAAAAATGGCGCTCAAATCAGCTATCAAAATATAAACCGGCAGCACCACACGTAAAAGAAGTGAACAAAATTGATTATTGGAACGAACATTTTTTTCCAGAATATGACAAAATGAAAATTGATCCAAATTATTACCCATTCACACCACAGGAAGGTTGGCTTATTTACGATGACATTTGGCAACTGATTGAAAAGTATTTCACAACGTTTCAAATCTTCACTCGCAAACAATAATCCCTCGGCCTCAATCGGTTCTTGTTGGTATTCAGCCAGCCAAATAAACGGTTCAATGTCTTCACGAATGCGCAAATATTCCTCTGTCGTCTTAACATCTTCACAAAAACTTTCATCATTTTCGTTGAGTGCGCGAATCACTACGGTTAAATCATATCGGTTAGATTCAACATTTTTACCAATAACGTCATCTTTGGTCCAACGCGTACCAATGTCGATTTGTGGACAATTCTTTTCAAGCCGTGAATCATGTGAACCTTCTTTCCATCGCTGGGTTTTTTCGTTTGTTGTTGGGCTTAATGCGTCTTCTAAGCCTCTATACAAGTCATCCGTTATAGCAACTGCAGACGCTCCAAAACCTATAATTGTACCACCAACACCTGCGCCGAAATAACCAACTTGTTTTGATTGTTTTAAATTCCAACCCGATAGATTTTGTTTGTCACCAGCTAATTCGATTTCAGGAAACACGTCTTTGTATTTTTCGGTCCTGACTATTGCACGCGTGTCGTATGAGAATTTTTCGTACAATCTAGCCGTACAAGTATTTCGCATTACCGACTCAGTTGGTTTGTTTCCCAAAGTCCACGCCGCGAATAAAGATGTTACATAAGATTTACCAGCGCGCGGTGGCATTGATACTGAAATATGACGATAAACTCCATCATGCACGCCTTGAAAAGCGGCCATTACTTCTTTCAAAAAAGGACGTTTGCGAAAAAATTCCCAATCGTAGTAATAACAAAAAAGTGTAAATGACTGTTTTGATCCTGCTAAAAGTACGGGCGCTATTTCTTTATAGCTTGTCAATTAGCTTGTTGATTATTTTATCTGAAATCGGCTGAACGTTTTGAATTTCTTTACCGTTTGTTGTCATATCGACCTGTTGAGCCGCCCGACCATAAAGCCAATCTCTATAATCTGACATCATTCGGGTGCGATTAACAACGTTATTCAAATCCATAACTATCAAACGAATCCAATACGGCTTATCTTTATCGCTTGAAAACTCGTTTAAATGAACTTCTGTCATCGAGACAAGTAAACCTACCATTTCAAAATATTCGTTGCGTGTAGGTGCTTCATATCCTTTTGCTTTTAATTCTTTGATATGCTCAGAGAATTTTTTAACTGGTTGACCTTTACGATTAATTCGAGGGTCGCCCTTAACAAATTTTTTTGCTGATTTATGAATATCCTTTCGTCCTGCCATTGTGAAACTGTAAACAAACTGTAATCAAAGTTACGAAAAAGGAAGTGATTATGATAAATTCATGAAAGCGTTAACTTCCTATTTGAGGGTCGATGAGAATAAACACGACGATGCACCGGACGCAATTGCAGGGTTGTGCTATTTTATTTTACGTCAATTGCCACACCTATACAAAGGCGAAGCGGAAATAAAAGATTTCTACACAAAAGAAAGTGAAAACGAAGGCTAATCTTCTTTAAGCCCACACATTTGCAAAGCCTCATCTTTAGAAACTCCTTTTTCGAGGGCCATTAAAGAAACGAAGGCAGCAATTTCAAGAGACATAATTTTGGCGGCAGTTTCTTCGTTTTCACGCATAGCCGGAACGTGAGAATAATCCAAAGTCAAGTATTCACCTTTTTTGTGAAGCCCTAGCCATTTGCTAAGAGCGTTCATATCGTCTTCGCTTTCAGGAATAATTGTGTTTTGGTAGGTTTGTTGCATTGCTTGCATCATTTTACCGCCTGATTCAGATATTGTTGAGCCTTTTTTGAGTGAAAACAATTCGGCACTCATGCCATACAAGTCAATGACTTTCATCATGTTTTCTTCGACCTCTTCAAACAATAATAAATCTTTTGTGGGGTAACTCATTGGGCTCCATTTCATCGGCATTGTAGACATTAAAATCTGCATTTGCTTAGAGTAAAGACCCCACGAAGACTGATATTGTTTCTCAATTCGATTAAATTCTGCAGAATCCATTGGAACAGTACCGTCACTATCTTTTTGGTCACCTGACAAAATACCAATAGCACCCTTTTTTCTAAGGATAACATTTCGGTAAGCCATTGCGCCGATAATGTTAGAAATTTCGTGCTTAAGTTTTGTTAGTGGTGATTGTGGCGCTAAAATATTTGTGGCGTTTCCTTTTGAGCGAATTAATAAATCTTGTGGATCAATAATAAAATTACCAGCTCCCGACCTGTCAAACCAAATTGTTTTGAATATTTCAGAAATATCAGTAGCCTTGTAAAGTTTGCCGGTTGTCTCGTAAGAAATAAGTTCAGGCATCATGTTCCAAATAAACGAAGGTGTACCTGAAAGCCCACGACTTACATTAAAGTTTCCAAAGTTATAAGCCACGCCGTAGATGTCACGGTGTACTGAAAATTCTTTGATAAAGTCGTCTTTTGATTGTAATGGATTTGGATTGTAAAGTAAATTTAACTCCGGCGTATTGAAAAGTTCTGTGTCTTCTTTGGTGTTTTTGTTTCCCTTCCAATGACGGTAAACCCCTACTGATTTCATTTGAGCTTTCTTGTCAACTACTAAAGCAAGGGGTGCACACGTGTTGTAAACCTCACCCTCACGGCCGTCTATTTCAATCCATTCCTCTTGACCGGCCATAAAAGGCGGTTGAATGTATGGGTTTATAGGTCTAGTGTATCTATCATCAATGTCACCGCTAATAAAATTTAAAGCGGCTCGACCTATTCTCCAAAAATCAGCCATAAGAAAAAAATATTTCAACAAAGTTATTACACTTTTTTCTAAGTCGTAATACTTTTGTAATCACGATATGCCAAAACAAGAAAAAATACAGTTGTCAGACGAGCAAATTCGCAAGATAAAAAAGGCGAAGGAAAACAAAGTTGTGACAACCCAAACGGTAAATAAATGAACGTACAACGTAAACATATAGGCACTGATGGAACTGTTTTGATTCCGGTATTTTCAGATAAATTTGAATTGCTCGACTATTTGGGCGAAAACAAATCAAATATTTTTGCTGAGAAAATGTCTTGCTTTAAAACGGCAGACGCTTTTGGTTTCAGAAAAACAAATGAAACGTTTGGCTCAAAAGCCATGACTGTTAATCCTGACGCATCAAAAGAATTAAAGGTAAAAATTGTTATCAACGCAACTAACCTAATGGACTCTCACAAAGACGTTCATATTCCTAACATTTGGAAAAAAGGATTGCAAGAAAACCCACCAAGATTCCATTTACAAGAACACAAAATGACTTTTGAGAATGAAATTTCGAAGGATTTTAAAGCGTATACCGAAGTTGTTTCTTTCAAATCTTTAGGTTACGCCCGTTATAAAGGAGATACAGAAATTTTGGTTTTCGATTCAAATGTTCGCAAAGACATCAACGAATACATGTTCCGAAAATATGCGCTTGGTCAAGTTGATGAACATTCTGTTGGTATGCAATACGTCAAAATGTTAATGGCGGTCAATTCAGATTCAAGCGAATGGAAACAAGAAAAAGACAATTGGGATAAATATTTTCCGATGATTGCGAATGTAAAAGACGCAGAACGGTCGATATTTTTGGCCGGTATTAGAAGCAAAAGCAATTGAGGGTTCGGCTGTATTAGGTGGTAGTTGTTGGACAACACCAACCATATCAGTTGAATCAATTAAAGATAATCAGCCGTCGAATGACACTGACAATAAGAGTGAGCAACCGAACGGTACTCGCAGAAAAAACGTAATATTTTAAACTAAACTAAAAAACAAACAAAATGAAAACAAAATTTTTAAAAATCGCTCCGTTCCTGTTGATTGCGGTAGTTGCTTTGGTGACTATGAGCATGGGGGCTGATGCTTACATTGCTGGTGGAATGTCACTTGCAACAGTACCATTGTTATTTGTGGAAAAAACACAAGTAGAATTTGAAGCAATGTCTTACGAAGACCAATTGAAACACGCTGATGCACGAGTAGAATTTAAAATCGCTCAAAAGATTGCTGAAAAAGATGCGAAAATTGAGGAATTAAAAACACTTCATGCAACAGATAAAGCAACTCAAGACTCTGTTATCAAAGAATATTCTGATAAACAAGGGTTAATTATCGAAGAATTGAAAGCAATTAAAGCTACATACAAATCTTTGAAAGATAATTCAGGCGCATCAATGGAAACCAAAGAGTTAAAACCTTTAGCTAAGTTCATGAAAGAACAATCAGAGATAACTGAAAAATCTAAAACTACAGGAATGAGTGAGGTTGAGATTAAATCAACTGAACTTATTTCACCTTTTGTAAACAAAGTTGCTGCAGAGATGACAACTGCAAACGTTATTCCAAACGTTGCCGGAGGTTTCTCTCAATTGTTCGGAAATTATATTGACCCGAATATTTATTCTGCTCCGAAAGTTGATCCTTTTATCTTGCAAGAGGTAACTGTTTCTTTTCAAGCCGGAACTGAGGATATTTGGTGGACTGAAAGACAAAACGAAGAAGGTGACGCAGCTTTCATTGGTGAGGGCGATGCAAAACCGTTAATCGATGCTGAGTGGAAAGATTTTAAAACATCTGTAAAAGAGATTGCAGAATTTTGGAAAATCACAGAGCGTTTGAAAAACAATGCTCCACGTGCAGTTGCAAACTTCCAAGAGCATGCAAACGAATTGATGTCTTTAGGTATTCATGATGGAGTATTGAATGGAGACAACACCGGAGACGAGTTAAACGGTATTATCAACCAAGCTTCGGCTTTCGTTGTGCCGGCTGAACTTGCAAACTTCTATCCATCTGCAAATATTTGGGATGTAATCATGGCTGCAGCAATGCAAGTAAGATTACAAAACCACAAAGGGCAAATTACCGCAGTACTAAACACTGTTTGGGAAGCAAAAATGGCTGGTTATAAAAACGCTGATGGAGACTATATCGTGCCGCCTTTCGTTTCTAAAGATGGTAAAACGGTTGGTTCTGTGAAAGTTCGTTTTGAGACTGACTTCGCTGATGATGCAATCTTGATTGGAGTTCTTAAAAACTTCAACGTTGTATTTTCAACTCGTGCTACTTACTCTGAAGGATTAGAGAGCGACGATTTTAGAAAAAACAAAATCTCTCGTAGAATTGCTGCTTGGTTGGGTGCTTATATCCCATCAACTCAGGTTAGTTCTATCGTTTACGACGATATTGCTACAATTGAGTTAGCGATTGAGTACGTGCCAACGTAGTTTTTGAAACTGATAAGCAATTAAAAGCCGGTACCGTAGATGGACCGGCTTTTGGTGGTAAAACTAATAGAGATTACTTATGGCTGAAAAAGCAAAAGAGGCTGAACGCATTAGGTTTAATGCCAAAGCTATCGTTCCAAGAGCGAACGAAGAAAAGAGAAAAATCAAATGGCGTGACCGTGTTGAACTCGAAATGATTGTTGATGATGTGCGCGCAGACGGCACAATCAGAAGAGCAAAAGGAAAGCGTTTCACAGCGCACCGAGTCATGGCCTTTGTATAAATTCTACCAGCCCCAATTGTTTTGAAGGATTGACCCTTGTAAGAAAATAATGTAGTGCATTTGTCTTTTGTCGAATAAAAGAAAACTGAGCGCACACCGTGATACTCTTTTTTTGAATGGTCGATAATTTCGTTGTAAGAAAATTAGTCGCTAATGGTATGGCTGAATGGGCAACTGATGAGAAAAACGCAGTTGAGGCGCCAAAACCAAAAGCCAAGGTTACAAAAATTGAGGTTGAAAAACCTAAAGCAGAAAAATCTAAATCCAAAAAATAATGGAAACAAAAACTAAAAAAGAACCGGAAGTAAAAGAACTTCCAAAGAAAGTTTTGAAAAGCAACCTGGTGAAATTTCAGGTTCGTATTCCTTTTAATGGTTACAAACGCGGTTCAATTCTTAACGGAGTTGAGCGGTCTAAGGCTGCTAAATGGGTATTAAAAGGTCGTGGAGAAATTTTGTAGATGCCAATAATAATTGCAGCGGACCAATTGGTCGGACGGTTTCAGGTTACGCAAAACACAAAAAACGTAACAACAGTTGAGGAATATATCGACTCAATTGAGAAATCGACTATTATCAAAATGTTTGGTGCTGATTTGGGTAATGCTTTTTGGGATGATTGCCAAGGCGACGGCGCACCAACTGAGCCAAGATTTGAAGCGTTATTTGAGCCTTTTGAAATTGATAACGGTTGCGAGGTTGTGACATCAAAAGGAATAATTGAGATACTACTAGCCTTTGCGTGCTGTGCTTATTTAAGAGATTCGGACCAGGTTAATACCGATACCGGCAACCAATCGGCAAAAGGTGAAAACTCCGTTCGTGTAAATTCTCGCAACAAAATAGCCAAGATTTACAACGAAGCGGTTGCAAGTATTCACGCAATTCAGTGGTACATTAAAGATAACCCTGAGGAATACGATTATGAAGATTACAACGGACAGTATATAGGTTTTTATATTCCGTTTGGTTAAAGATAAAGCCCGCCAGCTTCGAACCGGCACACAAAATTAATAATTAATAAAAAAACAAAAAGAGTATGAGTGGAGCTACCTGCACTTGCTTTTCCGGAAAGAGTCCTTTAGGATTACCTTCATGTGTGCCGTCATTCGGAAAAGACACTGTTCTTATCGTTATGGACGAAAGAGCATCAGACGGAACTTACAATGAAATTGCGCTTACCGATTTAGTCGACGGGAAATTGCCTGAGTCATTCGTGGCTGGGAAATTGAACGAAGACGACCAATCAAAACAGTGGTTCATGACTGCAGCGTTGGTAGTTTTTTTACCTTTCAAGTTTCCTTGAGCATCTACTGTAAAGAAAACTTTGTTTGTTCCACACGAATGCGTTTGCAAAGATTTCAAATAAGCAGGAGGTGCAACCATTGTTCCTGTCCAAATCAAGTTTCCTTGACGAACCGGTTGAGGGATTCCGCCGATGTCTTCTTTGATTGTTACGTCACGAACCGGATCAACCAAGTCAAACGCTGCAGTCATGAACCACTGTTTTGATTGGTCGTCTTCGTTCAATTTCCCAGCCACGAATGACTCAGGCAATTTCCCGTCGACTAAATCGGCAAAAGGTGAAAACTCCGTT